CCTTATGGTACTGGTAATTGGTTTCACAAAACATGGGTATCAGCTGAAAATAATGAAAATGATTTTATCCCCATTAAATTACCTTGGTATGTCCATCCTGAACGTGATCAAACATGGAGAGATAGACAAGATGAATTATTAGGTGATCCTAGAATGGCAGCACAAGAATGTGATTGTGATTTTAGTACATCTGGTGATGTGGTATTTTATTCAGAATGGATTGAATTTCTAAAAGAATCAACAATACAAGATCCTTTAGAACGTAGAGGTGTAGACCAAAACTTATGGGTATGGGAAGCAGCTGATTACTCTAGAGAATATATGATTACGGCCGACGTCGCTCGAGGTGATGGAAAGGATTTTTCAACGGCCCATGTAATTGATATTCAAACAAATACACAAGTTGCTGAATATAGAGGTCAAATGTCACCTAAAGAATTTGGTTATTTTTTAGTTGGGTTAGGAGCAGAATATAATAATGCTTTATTAGCTGTAGAAAATGCTTCTATTGGTTGGGCAGCTTTAGATTCAATTATTGAACGAGGTTATTCAAATCTATATCATTCACCAAAATCTGACCAATTAACAGCAGATTCTTATTTAAAAGTATTTGAAGGTAATAGCGATATGACTCCTGGATTTACAATGTCAATGAGATCAAGACCATTGGTAGTAAATAAATTTAGAGAATATGTTGGTGATAGATCAGTAACAATTCGTTCAAAACGTCTATTAGAAGAAATGAAAGTATTCATTTGGAGAAATGGTCGACCAGAAGCACAATCCGGATACAATGATGATTTAGTAATGGCTTTTGGTATAGGAATGTATTTAAGAGATACATCACTCAAATTCCAACAACATTCTCATGATATGACTAGAGCTACCCTAGGAAGTATGAATAAAAATACGTATGTTGGAGCATACGGAACAAAAAGTGGAACAAACCCATATGAAATTGATAATCCATATGGTGGAAAAGAGAACATTAAATGGCTCCTCTAAATATTTATAGGATATAATAATATATAAAATGGCAGATACTAAATTATTTACACGATTACAACGCTTATTCTCCTCTGATGTAATCATCAGAAATCAAGGAGGTAACCAACTTAAGGTAATGGACGTTGATTCGATCCAAAAATCTGGAGATATTGCAACAAACTCCTTAATGGATAAATACAACCGTATCTATTCACCTTCATCAACTTCATTGTTTGGTCAACAACTAAATATGAATTACCAATATATGCGTACATTCATATATTCAGATTATGATGTAATGGATAATGACGCTATTGTTGCTTCAGCACTTGATATTATTGCTGATGAATGTACATTAAAAAATGATATGGGTGAGGTGCTTCAAATTAGAAGTAGTGATGATAATATTCAAAAAATATTATATAACCTATTTTATGACGTATTAAATATTGAATTTAATTTATGGTCATGGATTCGCCAAATGAACAAATATGGTGATTTTTTCCTTAAATTAGAAATTGCTGAAAAATTTGGTGTTTATAATGTAATACCTTATACAGCATACCATATTGAAAGACAAGAAGCATACGATCAAGAAAATCCAAGTACTATTAGATTTAAATACTCCCCAGAAGGAGTATATTCAGGTGGTTCAGGATATTATGGTGTTCCAAATACATATCAAGAAAACGATGATGCTATTTATTTCGATAATTACGAAATGGCTCACTTCCGTTTATTAACAGATGTTAATTTCTTACCTTATGGTCGCTCATATATTGAACCAGCTCGTAGGATTTATAAGCAATACGCATTGATGGAAGATGCTATGTTAATCCATAGAATATCTCGTAGTCCAGATCGTCGTACATTCTATATTAATGTTGGTTCTATCCCACCAAATGAAGTAGAAAATTTCATGCAGAAAACAATTTCTACAATGAAACGTACTCCATTAATAGATCCACAAAATGGAGAGTATAACCAAAAATATAACATGCAAAACCTAATGGAAGATTTTTATATTCCAATTAGAGGTAATGATACATCAACTAAAATAGAAACACAACCCGGGTTGACATATGATGGTATTCAAGATGTTGAGTATTTAAGAGACAAATTATTTGCTGCTCTTAAAGTACCTAAAGCGTTTATGGGTTATGAAAAAGATTTAACTGGTAAAGCTACATTAGCTGCTGAGGATATACGTTTTGCTCGTACTATTGATCGTATCCAACGTATTGTACTCTCAGAACTATACAAGATAGCATTGGTGCATTTATATACACAAGGTTACACTGAAGAATCATTAACTAACTTCGAATTAAGTTTAACAACACCTTCTATCATATATGATCAAGAAAAAATTGCATTATTAACTCAAAAAGTAGATTTAGCTAATTCAATGATGGAATCAAAATTATTCCCATCGGATTGGATTTATGAAAATGTATTCCACTTTAGCGTTGATCAATATGATGAGTATAGAGATTTAATTGTACAAGACCAAAAACGTAAATTCCGTGTTACTCAAATTGAGGCTGAAGGTAATGATCCATTAGAGACAGGTAAATCATATGGTACGCCACATGACTTAGCATCATTATATGGAACCGGAAGAATGGATTCAGACCCAGCAAATGTTCCTAAAGGATATGATGAGAAAGCTCCATTAGGTCGTCCTGAAGAAAAAGTAACAGATAGAAATACTCAAGATGATAATTTTGGTAAGGATCGCTTAGGTGCTAAAGGAATGAAAGATGATGATAATGAATCTGATTCTATAAAACCACAATATAAGGGAGGTTCACCGTTAGCATTACAAGAAAAATTAAAAAATAAGGAATTATTTGAATCTCTTAATAAAAAATTAAGCTTAATAAATGAAGGTGAATCGCTTTTAGATGAAAGCAATATTAAGGAATAAGAATCTTTATATATTTATAACAAAACCTAAGGGAATGAACATTAAACATTCAAAGTATAAAAACACTGGGCTTCTTTTTGAACTACTAGTAAGACAAATTACGGCGGATACTTTATCCGGTAATATTTCAAAAGCGTCCGGAATAATGAAGAAATTCTTTGTAAAATCTGAATTAGGAAAAGAATATAAGTTATACGAAACTATTTCCAAACACAAGAACATATCAGAAGCTAAAGCAGATATGATTTTAACTACAATTATTGAAAGTTCACGATCACTTAATCGTAGTGTTTTAAAAAGACAAAAATATAACTTAATTAAAGAAATATCTAAACATTATAACTTAGAAGAATTTTTTAAAACTAAATTACCAAGTTATAAAACATATGCTTCATTATATACTCTTTTAGAAATATATAATAGCGATGTGTTGTCAAACCCTAATCAAATTATTGATAACAAAGTAACCTTATTAGAATACATGGTTACATCACCTATTGAATCTAAAAAAGTTGAAGCCGATTTAATTCAGGAATTCCAATCATATGATAAAGATGTAAGAATTTTAACTTACAGAGTATTATTAGAAAAATTTAACGATAAATATGGTTCATTAACTAATGACCAGAAAGAAATACTTAGAGAATTTATCAATTCAGTAGATAATACTCCTAAATTAAAGGAATATTATAATAATAAAATATCTTTAATAAAAGAAGAATTAAATATTTTAGCAACTCAAACTCAATCACAAGTAATTAAGATTAAAATTAATGAAGTAGCTAATTTATTACAACCACTAGGCAAAACATCTCATGTTAATGATGATAATTTAATCAATCTTTTACAATATTGTGAATTATTAGAAGAACTAAATAATGTCAATGGATAATATAGAAACTTCAAATATTCTAAAACCTAAAGATATAGACCCTGCTTTACTCAAACGACTTGAGTCTCAGTATGGGCCTATTGATATGGAGAATGATTTTTTTAAAAAAGATTTATCTACATATTATAAAACAACCAAAATCAACCCAGAAACTAATTCTGTTTCTCATGATGTTATTAAATTAGCTTCATTTGGTGATTCATTAAAAAAAATGTCAAGTGCTGTTAAGGCATTAAAACAATTAATGGGTACTAAAGATGCTCAAAATGATGATACTATTAAAGCGGTTGCTAATGAATTAAAAAAAGTATTTAATCAATATAGAACTCATCTTAGAAAAAATTATCCTGACCAATATAACCAGATAAAAAATACCTTAGAGGAAATAAATACTATTGGATCAAACTCTAGTTTTACCTCAGGTACTGAAGGTGAAAATTATGCTACACCATTTGCATTTAATAAAAACAAAAAAGCAGACGGAACTGATAATGATATAATGGTTAAAAAATATGGATACAAATTAACCCCAGTACAAGAAGGCCCTGGAGCAACATTTGGTCCTGGACCGGCAGCAGGTCCTGATGGAGTAAAAGACAATGTGTATGTTAAAAAATTTAAATACAAATTAGTCCCCCCTCCCCATGATTCAAAAACAATGGATATAGTTGATTTATCTAAAAGTAAAACAACACCATTAAACGAAGCAGATGTTAATGTTGAAGAGTATATTAATAATTTAGGTATTGAAAGCCCAGCATTAAAAAAACATATTACTTCTCGTATCTTAGGATTTGATAAAGTAGAAAGTAAATTAAATGAATTAATTCCATTATTAGCTAAAGCTAAAATTAAAACAATGGATTATTATAAACAAAATCCAGATTTTAAAGTAGTTTATGGTACTGATTTAGCCGTAGATTATTTAGATGATTTAATAGAAATGTTTAAAGACTAATATTTATAACCATGACACTACAACAACAATATAATCTCATTACTGAAGGAAAAGGAGATAAAAATTTCTTTATGAGACAAGCACTAAGACAATTTCCAAATTTTCTTAATGTTAACAATACATTTGAACAAACAACCCATATTCTTAAAAGTAAAAGTATTATTTCTGAAAATATAAGTAATGTTGTTTCTTTACAATCTAATCAATCTTATACAGCAACAAAAGCTTCTTATCAAACAGCATTTGAAAACTTCTTAGCTGAAGAAGTAAAAGCAGAAGTAAAAGAAACTGATAAAGGAGTAGTTGATATGGAAATTAAAGATTATGACTATAAAGATGAAAAAAATATAGATAATCTATATGGACAAGCATTCTTATCAGGATACTATGTTGAGATGGAAGACCCTAAAAATGAAGATAAAACCGTTAAAGAATTAAAAGATATTGTAGCTAAAAATCTAGCTAAAGATATGACATTCTATACTACTAATTCTGCTTTTGGTCTTAAAATTGATGGTTATCAAGATGATGTACCTGGAGCTGGTAAAGTAGTTGAACCTAAAGGTAAATACAAAGAATCAGGATACGGGGATGTAGATAAATACAAAGAATCAGGATATTAATATGAAACAAGTCCTTATAGAAACACAAGCTTTTAATGCTAAACCCGTTAGTTTAACAGAATCAATTGCACCCTCAGGTAACCCATTGGTTGAAGGTATATTAGCGACTGCTGAAGTAAAAAACGGCAATGGTCGTTATTACTCAAAAGATCTATGGGAACGTGAAATAGATAAATATAATGTTTTAGTTAAAGAAAATAGAGCAACAGGTGAATTAGACCACCCAGAATCTTCTATTATTAACTTAAAAAATGTATCTCACATTATTAGAGAAATGTGGTGGGATGGAGACCAAGTAATGGGTAAAATAGAAGTATTACCTACTACAGCAGGAAATATACTAAAAGCATTAATTGAAAATAATGTTCAAGTAGGTGTTTCATCTCGAGGTATGGGCTCCTTAGAAGATAGAAATGGTGTATTAGAAGTACAAGATGATTTTGAATTATTATGTTGGGATTTTGTTTCAACACCTTCTAACCCAGGTTCATATATGCACATGATTAAAGAAGGACAAGAAGTTCCAATAGATAAATACGCAAAAGTAAACACATTATTATCGGAAATACTATGTGCTAATGGCACTTGTCCGGTAATTTAAAATATGCTTCTACCTTAGGAAGACCTATAAAACCTATAGGTATTAAACGCTCTCTGAAAAGGGGGCGTTTTTTCTCTTCCTTTATATATGTATGGGTATAATATGCCATTTCTTATATGGCATCGATAGATAAATTATTTATTACGTTTCGACAATCGTCAACAATAAACGTATTTCCAACAATTAAATTGAGGACAAAAATGGCAACAAATAGAAATTTGTTAAAAGAAGCAATCGCAGATGCTAAAGCAGTTAAAGAAACAGCTATTGCAAATGCAAAAATGGCACTTGAAGAATCATTCGCACCTTATCTAAAAGAAAAGCTATCTGCAAAGTTAGCCGAAATGGATGAAGAGGATGCTTTGGAAGAAGCCGAAATGAAAACTGATGAAGCTAAAGAAGAAGCTAAAGAAGTTAAGAAAATGGATGAAGCAGATGATGCTGAAGGGTACGAAGGCCAAATGGGCAAGAAAAAACTTGGTACTAAAGAAGTAGACGAAGCTGAAGAAATGGACGAAATGGATTTAGATGAATTATTAGCTGAACTCGACAACGAACTAAATGAAGATGCTCGTACAGACGCAGAAGAAGAGGGTTACCTCGACGGTATGAAAGACGAGAAAGAGGACGAAGAAGACAAAGACGAAGATGAAGAAATTGATCTTGAAGATATGTCAGAAGACGACCTTAAATCATTCATTGAAGACGTAATTGCAGACATGGTTAAAGCTGGTGAGTTAGAAGGTGAAATTGAAGCAGACGAAGAAGATGAAGAATCTGATATGGATGTTGATATTGAAGTAGAAGATGAAGAAGAAGTAACTATTGATGAAGGTCTTTTAGATTTCTTGAAAAAGAAAAAAGAAGAAGCTCCTTCAAAAGAATCAGACCCTAATCCAGTTATTGGAGTTGATTACGATGGTAATTATATCCGTAAAGATGGTACTATGGCTGAGAATGCTCGTACAGACGCTGAAGAAGAAGGCTACAAGGACGGTATGAAGGACGAGAAAGAAGATCTTGAAGAAGATGCTCGTACAGACGCTGAAGAAGAAGGCTACAAGGACGGTATGAAGGACGAGAAAGAAGATCTTAAAAAGATGAAAGAAGAAGTAGAAGAGCTAAAATCAGAATTAATGGAAGTTAATATGTTAAATGCTAAACTACTTTACGTTAACAAAATCTTTAGATCTAAAAATTTGAGCGAAAGCCAAAAATCAAAAGTATTAGCTGCATTTGATAAAGCTACCACAGTAACAGAAGTTAAACTAGTCTTTGAAACATTAAGCGAAGGTTTAACCGCGAAAAAGTCTGTTGTTAAAGAAAACTTAGGTAGTGCATCAAGAGCAATGGGTAATGCCCCTAAGAAAAAAATGATTATGGAGGTTGATTCTCAAGTTGAAAGATGGCAAAAACTTGCCGGAATTAAAAAAATGTATAATTAAAATTTAAAACTAAAAACAATGTCACAAGTAAACACATTACTCGAGTCTGCTGCTGGTTCATGGAAGAACCTACAGTCTGACGCTGCTAAATTAGCAGGTAAGTGGTCTAAAACAGGACTACTTGAAGGTCTTGGTGAAGTTGAAAAGAATAATATGTCTTTGATGCTAGAAAACCAAGCAAAACAATTAGTAACAGAAACTAACACTATCGCTAC